AGCTAGACTGTGCTGAACTGTTCAGTCACAAGGCCAAGGTAGTACGGCCTGTCAATGGACTGAAGGATGCATCGGACTACCTCACACAGAACAGACAGCAGGAGTTTGTTGACGGGTTCTGGAGAGCAGAGCGATGGACTCCTGACGGTATCGTCACAGGCTCTAGTCTGTATGAAGCTGTGATGACACCACTGGAGAAGGCAGACTGTGATTATCCCTTTGACGGGCTGAACACACTGACCTATGGACTACGTAAGTATGAACTGGTGACTGTCACTGCAGGCTCAGGTCTGGGTAAGTCACAGTTTCTACGGGAGATTGTGTGGCACATCCTACAACAGACACAGAGCAACATTGGTCTGATGTTCTTGGAGGAGAGCACACGTAAGACTGGACTATCACTGATGTCACTGGCGGCTAACAAGCCACTGCATCTACCGGACTGTGTAGCAACACAGGAGGAGAAGGACAATGCTTTTAATGCTACGCTTGGCACTGACAGGCTATTTCTTTTTGACCACTTTGGTAGTAGTGATGTGGATAATATCGTCAATCGTGTACGGTATCTAGCCAAGGTTGTTGGGTGTGAGTACATCTTTGTTGACCACATCAGTATCATTGTATCGGCTCAGAGTAATGGCGATGAACGTAAGGCCATTGATGAGATCATGACCAAGCTACGTATGCTAGTGCAGGAGACAGGTGTTGCACTAATTGTAGTCTCGCATCTCAAACGTCCAGAATCCAAGGGGCATGAGGAAGGTGCGGCAACAAGCCTTGCACAGTTGCGTGGTTCTGGTAGTATTGCACAGTTGTCTGACATGGTGATTGGTCTTGAACGTAATGGACAGGCGGATGATCCTGATGAACGTAACACAACTAAGATCAGGGTACTGAAGAACCGATTCAGTGGTATCACTGGCCCGGCATGTAACCTGTTGTACAGTCTTAGTACAGGCAGGATGACTGAGGTACATGAGGAGGATGAGGTAGTACTATGAAGCAGTGTATTAAGTGTGGTGAAGGTAAACCATTGTCGGACTATCGGAAGTCAGGACACACAGTAGATGGGTATCATACCTACTGCGGAGAGTGTGCTAAGGAGTATGACCGGGATTACACCAAGAACAATCGCATGTGGGTGAATGGTAAAAGTATTCCTAAGTCACACCCACTGTTCAAGGCAGGACGGTACAAGACACTTGACGATGCATGGAGTCATGTCGAGATTGATACTAAGAGTACTGAAGGTGAGGTGTACATCATTCGTAGTCCTGCATACTGCAACTGGCTGAAGGTAGGCAAGGCAGTGAACAGTGAGGACAGACTCAACGGTTATCAAACCTCTTCCCCATTTAGGGATTATGTGTTAGAATATTGTGAACACTTTGAGAATCGACACCAAGCAGAAGCGGCAATCCATCGTATGCTAGAGAAGCACAAGGACTGTCATGAACGTAGGGGTGAATGGTTCAAGACATACATACCAACAATCAAAGAGGTTATGAATGAGTACCGCAACCAAGAGACTGGTACTGGACATAGAAACGAACATGCAACACAGCATGATTTGGATTTGTGTAACACAGGATGTTGATACAGGAGAAGTACAGTGTCATACAGAAGCGTCAACACTCGCACCACTGGTAAGGGAGTACGATCAAATCATCGGGCACAACTTAATTGGTTTCGATGCACCCGTGTTGCGGAGAGTCTGGAACATTGGGATACCCAAGTCGAAAGCGGTAGACACGCTGATACTTTCAAGACTTTTGAATCCTGTACAGGACGGTGGACACAGCCTGAAGAACTGGGGTAAACTCCTACACAATAACAAGATAGACTTTGACATTGAGGACTTTGACAATGGACTTACTGAAGACATGCGGACGTACTGTATACAGGATGTTGCGCTTACCTGTGACGTATACAAGTACCTTATGCAGGAGCTTGGTAAGTGGAAGAACTCAGAGCAGAGTATACTACTGGAGCACCAAGTCGCAGTCGAGTGTACCAAGCAGGAGCGACAGGGTTTTAGACTGGATGTCCCTAAAACTCAGGTGCTACGTGCTACTTTTGCAGATAGAATGGGAGCTATTGAGGATCAGGTGCAGTCAGTGTTCCCGCCTATTGTTGAGGAGCGTTGGTCTGAGAAAACAGGCAAGCGACTGAAGGACAGGGTGACAGAGTTTAATCTGGCATCAAGGAAGCAGATTGCTGAACGACTACAATCACTTGGTTGGAAACCTGACAAGTTTACTGAGAAGGGACAGCCAATTGTAGATGAAGGAACACTAGAAGACATTGATATACCGGAAGCCAAGCTGATCGCTGAGTACCTAATGCTACAGAAACGTGTTGGTCTGATCGACTCATGGCTAAAACATGTCGATGAAAACACTGATCGTGTACATGGACGTATCATTACTAACGGGACTATTACTGGCAGGATGTCACACCATAGTCCCAACATGGGACAGATTCCATCAGTGACTAAGCCATTCGGCAAGGAGATTAGATCATTGTGGACAGTGGACGCAGGACACAGACTGATTGGTACTGACCTTGCAGGGATTGAGCTACGCTGTCTTGCACACTACATGCAGGATGAGGAGTGGCAGGAGGAACTATTGAATGGCGACATCCATCAGAAGAACGCTGATGCCGCAGGTATCACAAGACCTCAAGCAAAGACGCTTATCTATGCAACACTCTATGGTGCAGGGCCAAGTAAGATTGGCAGTATCGTTGGAGGTGGGGCGAAAGAAGGCAATGAAGTCCTGCATCGTTTTTATTCTAACACCCCTAAGCTCAAGCGACTCATGGAAAAGGTTGCGAAAGTGGCGGCAAAAGGGTATGTGCCGGGCTTGGATGGTAGAAGAATATTGGTGCGTAGTGAACATGCCGCACTTAATTCACTACTGCAGGGATGTGGGGCTATCATTGCAAAGCAGTGGTGTGTTGAAGCGCACAAGACCCTACGGCAACAAGGACTATCTGTACAGCAGGTTGCATTTGTGCATGATGAAATTCAGATTGAAGCAGAAGCTACAATTGCTGAACAGGTTGCAGAGATTATGATTAAGTCTGCCGGAGAAGCAGGCAGGGTACTTGGGTTCAGATGTCCGGTGGATGCTGAGTCTAAGATTGGTAATAACTGGTATGAGTGTCATTAATTGTTGACACACTTTTTAAGTATGTTATAATATTATTATACCACCAACAAAGGAGAATGGTATGGAACAAACACAGCGTGTAAAGATTAAGGCAGATGTAATGTGGGCTAACCTTGACAAGCCTAATGAAATGTCTGGCAAGTATCAGGTAGACCTCTGCAATCTGTCGGATGCCGCAGTAGGTGCACTGGAATCAATGGGTCTTTCTGTACGTCAGAAGGATGACAAGGGTTACTTTATTACCTGTAAGTCTAACCAACCAATCAAACCATTTGACAAGACTGGTGATGTCCTTGATGGCATCTCAATCGGCAATGGTTCAAAGGCTGTAGCCCTGATCGGTTCGTACTCATGGACTTTCAAAAATAAGGAAGGTGTATCACCATCACTCAAGAAGCTAGTCATTGATGAGCTAGTAACCTATGATGATGCTGAGCCTGCATCAGCACTTGTCGATGATGATGAGATTCTCTAGGTGTTACACGCCCTGATTGACGCTGACATCCTTATCTACCGCATCGGCTTTGCTACGCAGGATGAGGATGAGTCACAGGCCATACGCACTATGGCAGGATTCTTGGAGGACTTGCTCCTCTTTGACCTGCCTAATTCACAGACATGGGAGTTGTTCCTTACAGGAAAAAGCAACTTCCGGTATGAGTATGCAGTGACAGCGGACTACAAGGGCAATCGTAAGGGGGCAGAGAAGCCTACCTATTACCATCTACTACGGGAGTACCTTGTATCCTCTTGGGGTGCTCTTGTTGTAGAAGGTATGGAAGCTGACGACATGTTAGCCATCAGAGCTACAGAGCTTGGAGACGACAGCATCATAGTGACACTGGACAAAGACCTCGATCAGGTTTCCGGTTGGCACTACAACTTTGTCAAGAAAACCAAGTACTACATAGCAGAAGATGAAGGGCTTCTCAACTTCTACAAGCAGTTTCTCATTGGGGATGCAGTGGATAACATCAAGGGTGCTAAGGGTATTGGAGAGAAGAAGTCTCACAAGCTACTGGAAGGGAAGACTGAAAAGGAAATGTGGGACATTGTAGTTGAGCATCTAGGAATAGATCACGCATGGGAGAATGGGCATCTGCTTTATATGTTACGAACACCAGACGATAGGTTTAAACCGCCGGTATGAAATCACAATCAGCAAAAGCTAAGGGTAGGAAACTACAACAGGCTGTACGTGATGCCATCCTGCAGAGATTCCCTGACCTAGAACCTGATGATGTTCGTAGCACGTCAATGGGAGCAGGGGGAGAAGATGTACAGCTTAGTCCAAAGGCTAGGCAGTACTTCCCCTACTCTGTTGAGTGCAAGAACCTTGCAAAGATTGCAGTATATAACTATTACCAACAGGCAGAAACAAATTGCGGAAAACATGAACCGCTAGTGGTTATCAAACAGAATCGTTGTAGACCCCTAGCAGTTGTAGACTTAGAACACTTTATGAAACTTGTAGGAGAATACAATGAATCTATATGATGATGAAAATAAAACATACGTCAGTATGTCCTATCGTGCATATGGTATAACTCACTCAGTCAACATTGAACTTGGTAATGACTGCACATGGGATGAGGTGCTAGGGCCAATCATTAGCACACTTGAATCCGCCTTTGGGTACTCATTTGACCTAGACAAGGAATCACTAGGCATCTACTATCCGGGTAAAGAAGAATGATGATTGACGCTGACGCCTACCAAGTCGCAGGTGAACACTACACATCCAAGTCTGTCCAACCGTGGCAGGCTATGGAGTCATGGATGTCAGAAGAACAGTTCAAGGGATTCCTAAGAGGTAACGTAATCAAGTACGTAGCACGTTATGATGAGAAGGGTGGGAAGACTGACCTACAAAAAGCAAAACATTATCTTGACAAATTGATCGAGATGTATTAGAATAGTAGGTTCGCATCATGATAACAGTACAAGAACTTAAAGAAAAACTAATGCAGTTGGATGAAGTAACTCTGATGGAATTGTTGGAGATTACTTCTGAAGACTTGGTTAATCGGTTCGCTGATTACATTGAAAATAACTATGAATACTTCTCTGGAGAATTTGATGAGCAAACACCTTGGGATAACGATTGACTATGAAAGAGACTCTCGCCTTAGTGAACAAGCACTTACACTCATGCGTGACTACTATATGTTTGAGCATGAAGACAGTCCTCAGCAAGCCTTTGCACGTGCTTCAGTGGCTTACTGCGATGGTGACCTTGACTTTGCGCAACGCATTTACGACTACGCTTCAAAGGGTTGGTTTATGTTTGCGTCACCTGTGCTGTCGAACGCACCTGACGATGCACGAAACAATCGGGGCTTGCCTATTAGTTGTTTCCTTACTTACGTGGGGGACAATCTTGATAGCCTTATTGAACATAATGGTGAAGTAGCATGGCTT